GCTGCATCTTGCCTTTCGTCTGATGACCATGCAGCAAGCCGATCCGCGTGCCATGAGAATCCAGCGTCAGATGCAACTGATCCCGACCAGGGAGATACCAGGCAATATCCCTTCCAGAAGCCTTCATCACGTCCGCGACCTGAGCAGCACCCTCCACAGCCCACGAATCGTCATACGTCGAAGCCATCTGATTACCTACGCGAAGCGCCTCATCATGGTTACCGCCTATCACCGCGACCTCGAGCGAATCCGTTAAATCATCGAAAGCCTGCACCTGATCCAGCAGGAGCCGACGATAAACGCGAACCTGCTCAGTGATCGTCAATTCCAGGCGGCCGATCAGGTTTCCTCCCTGACTGGTGACTCCTTCGATGCAATCACCTACCCAGGCCAGCAGCACCGGTCCGGCTTTTCCTGCCTTACGCAGCTTCTTATATCGATCTAAGCTGCGCTCGAGGGAATCATAGAAACGCTGAACCGTGCCTTCTGTTCCATCGCCGTCCGGTTTACCGAGCTGCAGATCTCCGGCCAGAAATACGAAAAGCTCCGGCCCACCGGCCGGAGTGTGCTTCTTTTTCTGCTTAGCGTGCTTCAGTAGATCCTCAAGATCCAGAGATTTCAGGCTCGGTTCGATAACCCATCGGCAGCGAACTATCGGAGCGGTAACAGCGTCTTCACCCTGAGCGGCTCGAGTCCAGGCGGCCGGATCGTGCCGCACTTCAGCGAGCCTGGCTCGGAAACCTGCAGGCACATCGATACGCATCGCCGCCAGTGTTTCCTCAGGCGAATCGCTCTCAGGGATCGGACCGCTGGTGACTACCTGAGAGCCATCCGGCTCATACCGGACTCCAGGCTCCCAGCCACGCGGAGAAGGCTCAGAATGCTTTCCGGTATTCCCCACAGCCGCGAGATCTTCTAGCCGCTTAGAAAGGCTCACAGGCCAGCGCAATCTCCGCGCCGATGCCTGCCGATCGCTCCTTTACCCACGTAATGACCTTCCGATCTAATCGCTCGAGTAAGTGCGGACTCCGCTAAACCTGCATCTAAAGCATCCTGGAGAGCCTGAGAATCCTCAGACGGCAGATCCTGAAGCAGCCGACAGACCGAGCAAGCCGGTCCACGCTTCTTAGGAGCCGCTGCGTTCAGCGCATCCTTCAGGCTCATATCCGGCCTTTCGGATGCTCCTCCACGAACTGGCGGATCAGCTGCTCAGCCATCTTTCGATTTTTTCGATTCCGGCGAGCAATCCCTATAACAGCGTGCCACCACTCCAGATCCTGCTGCACATCGATCTTCCGGCTGGTCCAGTCCCGATGCCGTATCACCCGTGACACAGGCAGCGAGCGCCAGCCGCGCCTCATAGCGTTCAGCAGAGCAGCAGTCAGGATCGCAGTCTCCACCACCTGCTCCACAGTCATACCCTCGAGGGAGCCATCGATCTTCCGGCTAGTTCCCTTCGATTCGATTTCGATGCCGTAGAACCTGGAATTTCCCTGATCCGCTGAAATCCGGATATCTTTCCGCTTCCCCTGGAATACCCAGGGACCACCTTTACCAGCGTGATACGCGCCTACGCCTGAGCAGACCGCGACAGTGCCGTCACGCTGCACCAGGAAATGAGCAGCTCTCACAGGCCGATACGGATTCGTATAACAGATGTAGCGCAGCGAATCGACTCCTGCAGTGTGATGCAGCATCACTCCGACGAAATCAGAGCGGCCGTTATAAGGATCGATCCTCGAGGAATCCCAGTCAGCAACGAACTTCCGGCGAACCTTATAGCGCTTCAGTTTATTCGCCAGGCGCTTCGGCCTTACGCGCATCAGGAATCACCCTCACGAACCAGGCTCGCTGTTCCCTTATCGCCGATGCCAGTGGCAACTATGCTCATGAGGATCGAAGCCAAAGCGGCCAGACCAGCCACGCTAAGCGCCTGGATCCAGTCCACGTCCATAAATCCGGTTTCGCCGACCACGATCAGGGACAGGAGAACCTGTGCCAGTGTTCGAAGCGCTCGCTCTGCGGCCGTTTTCCAGAATGCTAAATTCCACATAATCGCTCCTTAGCAGGTATTTGCTGATTTCTCAGCCAGTGAAGCGCGGTACTAATGCCACCACGATAGCAACCACGGCAGCGGCTCCGGCGAGGCTAGGCCAGGCCAGGACTCGAGCGCGAAGGCTTTCCAGTGTGTCTTCGATATCGTCAATCCGCTTACTCATCTGCTCTCGCGCCAGGGTTTCATGTGCGCGAGATTCAGCCAGGCCGGTTACCTTCTGATCTATTCGGAGAAGCGCGTCATACAGTTCTCGCATGGTGATCCGCACCACTGGAGTCTCATCCGACATAGATCGACCTTTCTGGATCTGCCAAAGTGTAAGGTAGAAAGCCTGCAAAGTGTTTAATAGCAGGATTCTTGGCTCAGAGCCAATAAAGCGAGCAGTTTAGGCAGATGCTCAGCTGCGACCCTCAGACAGAACCGAAGTTCAGAACGCCTTCAGGAACCTTTGTCTACGAACGTGACGGTTAGTTGGCGAGGTTCGGATACATCACCGCGATCATCTCGTCGGTGAAGCCAAGACTCTTAGCGTGAGCGATAGCGGCGTCACGTGCTGCCTTGTCTGCGGCATCTTTATCTAGCGCGGCCTGTTCTAAGCGTGCGACCTCGGCGGCTACCTCAGCAGACGTAAGCGGCTCCACGCCCTCGGTGTGCCAGATGATGTTTTCTACGTCGTCGCCATTCATCGTCCACTCAACGCCGGGACGGAGTGACGCGACGGCTTGTGCTGTTGTAATCATGCGCTTACCTCAATCGCATACATCTGGCCTGTCGTTAGTTGGTTGAGCAATGAACACTGACTAAGAGCGTTATCGGTCCTAAACCTCAGTTTGTAGGTCGTTGCGCTGGTCGTGGCTGGTGTCGCGTAGGCAATCAAGACGACTGCACGGTGGTGGTAACTATTTAAGCCAGCCATACCGCTAAGCATCTGCTCGGCTCCGGAAATCGTGTTGTTACTTGCATCAGTTATTTGGAAACGGCCTGTCGTTTGTGTTGTTCCTGACGTCATTTCGTGCATGAAACTTGCCAGAAGCAGAACCGCGCTCGTATTTTTCTGTGGCGTGATAGTTACGGACATGCCTGTAACATCCACAAATGTCGTGCTGCTAGTTGTCCTTTGTGTTACATCCGTCGCTCGCACAATCTGAAGAATCTTGCCGCCTGCTAAGTCAAGTTTGGACGCGAACGTATCGTTGAGGTCTGCTGCTGCTAGGACTTCGCCTGGTGCGAAGTCATCTCTCACTGCCATTTAGATTCCTTTCTAGAATCCGAGCGTATTCGTATCGAGTATGCCGAAGGTAGCCGAATCCAGCACCAGAGCAGGCGCTTCTCCCTGGCTGAAGAATAACCTGATTCTGTGCTGACTAGCGTCTATGTCATGCTCGATAGAATCGAGCCTGACGAACTGATCTATGGGATCTCCGATGCCGCTAGGTGTGTATTTCACCTGCACCAGATCGCCTAGTTCCAGATCCAGCACTTCCGCGATCTGCGCTTCCGTCAGCGCATTCGTTACCACTTCGATCCCATCGATGCGAAGCAGCGGCTCTTCATACCGCGAAAGGATCAGATCCGCTAGATCCTGTGCCTGTGTGTCATCGCTGAATAGGGTATCCCTGATCTCGAAATCGATCGCACCATAAGCCGCCACTGAGGCTGTTCCGGTAGCGGTAGCCGTACCGCCATTCAGGCGCGTAACGGTGATCCGATTTCTAAGCTCTTCCGCTCCATAACTGGCATCGATATTCGTAAATGGTATTCCAGTGCCATCATCGGCGAAGACTGTCGTGGTGATGATCTGCAGGTTCGCTCGATCCCTGAACGTCAGGACTCCATCAGCTGCGATGAACAGCGCTCCCTGCTCGGATTCGTCCACCTTCTGCAGGTACTGGAGCGCATTCACTGGCGAGGGATCAGCTGTGCCGCCGATAGCGTCGGCCTGGAGCGTGGCGATGCCTGTGCCGATGCTCCGCTTACCGTCCGGCCAGGCGATCTCAGAACGATCCAGGATCGCTGATACTCGAGCGCCGGAAGTCTGGCTAGTGGCAGTGTGCGGCTGGATCTCCTGGTTCGCGAGGAAAACGAAACCGTCCGTCGCTTTCACGCTGGAAACGTGTCCGCCATCCAGGCTGTAAATGAGATCCCAGTCTTCGACCACTCCGGAAAACACAGGGTAACCGGCCGTGGTAACTGTGATCGCCTTCCGTGGCCGCATGGAAGCTCCATAGGGAGTGATAGCAGTGCCAGCAGCCGGATCATATTTCCGATTGCTGTTATCCAGATCAACTGTGAGAGCGCCAGCCTGGTAGCGCTCCAGTTCCCTCGAGCGGCCGCGCCGGACCGTCACTGATTGCACGTCTTCGGTTACGTCCTCGAGAATATCTCCAGCCAGGCCGAACGGTCCATCATCTAGTTCACCTTTAACGGGATCATCCAGGGTGAAGAAGTCGCCAGCGCCGCCTGCAGCGAGATCGAAGGCGATCCGGACCCTAGTATCAGGCCGAGGCATAAACGCGACCATTCCGGCGCTCATATGCCTTCAGAGCATCCACGATCTTCCGGCCTACTTCAGCGCCATCAGTGCCGATACCAGCATTAACCACGATATTCACGCCGCCGCCTACAGGCGTACCATTACCGGCTCTCAGATCAGCGTTCGAAACCACATATCCGCCGACATTCGGAACGAACAGCTCCGGACCCTTCTCGCCGATCAGATACGGGGATCCACGATCCACGGGACCACCCATAGCACGCGCTTCCGGAGCGCTGATCGTCTGAACCACTCGAGTAACCACTTCATTAATCGAGCGTGTGACTGCCACATCGATACGAACATCCCTAGCGGCTTTCGCTGCCAGGTTATCCATCACCTGCATAAGAGCCTTGCGAGCCGGTCCACCTGGACCGAAATTAGCCTTAAAGCCTTCGTAAGTCTTCTGAGCGGTTTCTACGCCTGCTCCATAGAAGTTCTGAGCAGCCAGAAGGCCGACCTCATCAGCTGCTGCCTGTGTGGTATTAACCAGTTCGTTAGTTTGCTCGATCGCTGTAGATCCACCTGAGATCAGCTCATTCGCGATATTCGTGCCAGCGGTAACGCCTGCCTGGAGAACCTGCTGAAGCGCTTCCTGGCTCAATCCCATCGCGATAAGGGTTTTCACCTTCGTAGCGAATTCCTGAGCCTTCGTGGCCTGCTCCTGCAGAGCTTCGATGAAGGTAAGGCCGACTCGGTTACCTTCTTCATCGAACGTAGGAGCCGCATCGCGGAAATTAATGGCTCCGACGATCGATCGGCTAACCGAAGTCGCGTAATCCTGGAACTGTTGGCGGCTTTCCTCCAGTTTGCTTCGCAGCTCCGCAGTCATATCCGCTATAGCGGACTTAGCGCGACCTCGAGCCTCTTCGATCCTGGTCGCCAGTTCGTTTACGCTGCTGCCAGCAGAACTGCTCGAGCCACCTAATTTAGCCGTCGATTTAGCGGCTTCTTCCATCTCCAGGGAGAGCCGCTGAGCACGAACGCCTGCATCCTGATACAGCTTATTAGCAGCCTTAATCTGGAATACCTGTACGCCGGTAGACTGTTCGTAGCGCTCAATAGCGCTCGCGGCCGCATTCGTGGCATCTGCTGTTCGGTATAGCGCCTGCTGAGTACGTGCCGCTCCGCCCTCCAGGCGAGCCAGTGCATCAGCGTATTGATCGGTTACTTTCTCCGCGTATTCAGTTACAGCGTTATTAGCCTGATATGCGTTAAAGAAAGTATTAAAGACTGGAATTAGAGCGTTCTGGCGGCCGAATAGTTCACTGAGGCTATCAGCGAAGCCTTTATTTTCACGTTCGGCTTCATCGGCCGAATCGCCTAGATTCGAGAGGTTACTAGCAAGATCTCCAGTCAGTTCGAACAGGGTCCGAACGTCCTTAGCGCTGTCCTGCAGAGCACTCGCCAGGCCGCCGCCGCCTGTAAGAGCGCTGACCAGATCCTCTACGCCTTTAAATAAATCACTAAAGCCGCTGACGATCTCAAGCGTGGCCGGAAGCAGAGCAGCACCGATCTGCGCTGTAACGTCCGCGAAGCGAGCCTGAAGAATGCGCTGCTGGTTCGCTAGGCCATCGCTGGTCCGCTCGAAATCTCCCTGCTGATCCGTAGTCTGCGCCAGGATCACCTGATGAGCGGCTAGAACCTTCTGCTGCTGTGTGAGAGCGCCGGATCCGCTGTAGATCCCCATCTCCATCGCCTTAGCGCGGAGAGTTGCGTCATCCAGGAGAACGCCGAAGCGGCGCAGCGGCTCAGCCTCACCACGCAGACCGGCTCCGATCGCTTGGATCGTTTCCTCGATCGTCGCGTTATTAAAGGAAGCCATATCGGCGGAAAGCTCGATAAGTTCAGTGCTAAAGCCGACCAGCTCATCACCAGTCAGGCCAGCAGCCTTACCGAATACGCCGAAATTACCGGCCGCCTCGAGCGCAGCCGCGCCACTGATACCGAAATTCTCGGTCGTGGTCGTGGACCATTCCTGGATCTGCGCTGCAGCGTCTTCGCCGAAGATCTGTTCGACCTTTGAGCCTAATTCCTCTACGTCTGAAGCAGCGTTAATCGCTTTAACAGCGAACGCGACGAGAGAAGCACCGGCTCCAGCAGTGAAGCCAGCGATAGCCAGTTTCGCGGTAGCGCTGAGAGACTTAAAGGCTCGCATAGAGTCCTGAGTCTGCTTGCCACTGGTATCCAGAGCCTTAAGGTCAGCGATTGCTCGCTTAATATCCTTATTCTCGTAATTGCCAGTGATATCGACTGAAATGCCGCCATAGCTCTTAGCCACGAAGACTCCTATCGATTCACTTTACGGATGGCTGCTTCTACCACGCGGCCGATCTCATCGCGTGCTTCTTCGACGTTATTAGTCCAGGCCGGACCGAGCGCTCTCGGCCAAGTACCGTCACCGCGAGATCCTACGCTGCCGCCGCGCCTGTTATTTATATTTCTGTTAAAGAATTCTCCAGATTTATCTCTGGATCCAGCCAGAAGGTAGATCGCGCCAGCTGCATCTTTGTTATACACCTGGCCGCGGATCTCACGGAATCCTTGCCGACCACGGGAACGGAAACGCGACCTAACTCCGGATCTGGCTCGAGAAGGCTCGAACGATAGATCGCGGCCGCCTTTAGCCGTGATCCACGTTCCCCAGTTCCGTAGCGCGTTATCGCTCGGATAGTTGCCGCGGCCTTCCTGAACTATGCCTTCCGTGGCCGAACGAACGCCTTTCTGGATTTCATTCCAGATATCTTTATCGAACCGGAAGATCTGCTCAATCTTTCGAGCAGCGCCTTCCACGCGCACTTCATAACCGGCTGGCATTATTTCCTGCTCGCTTTCCGCTGCTCCACTGCTCTCCAGCGGAGATACCGATTCATGGTAATCAGCATCCGTGGCGATTCCTTCGCTAACTCGCTCGGCGCTAAACCGAACTCATAGGCGAGATGAATCAGGAACCAGTGCGCGGATTGCTCTCCAAAGGGACAGGAGCTGCCTCTGAATCCCTGAACTGCACACTCGAGACAGTCTCAGTCCACGGTTCGAAATCCAGTGCAGTCTTCTCTTTACGCCGCTGGTTATACCAGCAGAGATAAAGAATCCACTCCAGGCGAGTCTGGTCGCCGATGCTAACGAACGAACGATCGAATTTCCGTTCGAACTCGAGCAGATCGGGAGCGGTCGCGTCGATATCCGCTCCCGATCCGTCGAGGTAATCAACGTGCAGCATTAAACGCATCATGGCAGGTGATCCTTTCTAGGAATGATTCGTTTAGGCAGTGGCGCGAGTGACCGGACCAGTGATCGGGAATGAGAGCGAAATGGTAGCGAGATCGCCTACCGCCGAATCAATTGGATTCGACTGCTGCACCAAAACGTCGAACTGGTACTCGGCATTCGATGGACCGATAGCAGCTGTGCCGCCAGGACGAACCTTAACGGCAGCAGTGCCACCGAGATTCGACCAGACCAGCTCATCGATCGCGCCGCTCGCCATATCCTGATGAAACTCGAAATCGACCGAACCGGACTTCAGGCCGCCGATGCGAGTGCGCCAGCCTCCGGAAACGCCGAAGGCCGTGGTTTCCACATCATCGGCCTCTAGATTAATGGTCACGCTCGCGCATGAACTGGTAACCGTAGATCCAGCGAACACGATCACCGGATCAGTAACTACGAACTTTGCCACTGTCATTCTCCTTAGGCATACACGGTGACTACGAAATCAGTCGCCAGATAGGTTGCTTCACTTACTACCACTTCACGAAGGTTCGTGCCTGTGGTCACTCGGAGATCGTTTGCTTCGCCTCCGAGAGATCTATCCCGTTCGATAGCGGCCTTCACTGATGAGGCTCCACTACCGCTCATAAACGCATCTAGATTCTGCTCCGCGCCTCGAGTGTTCACGCGGCCGACCACAACGATCACGCGGAACGTATATTCATCCAGGCCGCGGCCCATCGAAGTATCGTAATTAACGTTATCGAAGGTAACTACCGCGATCGGCGGCTTCGGATCCTCAGGGATCAGCGCTGCAGTGCGAAGGCCGCTGATGCTCGAAAGATTCGTGGCGATCGCCTGGCGCATAGTGGTTATCGATGCCATTAGGCCACGCCTGGATTCGTCTTCCGGTATGGCGCTAGAAGCATCTGCATATCCGGATCGAACTTACCTACGCGCACAGCGCCGAGATCGTTCCAGCCGCCGATGCCGAGCGGAGAATCGTAGCGCTTAAACTGACGAAGGCTCATGATGATCGTGGCCTGCTTCACCTGGATCGGAACTGCTGTGGCGAAGCCGAATACACCTGTGATCTTCACGCCGGTTTCCCCCAGGCTGTCATAAGGGAAGACATAATCGCCGACAGCGCGGATCCGCGTGACTGGGAAGGCCAGGCCGCTCGCCGATCGGTTCAGTGGCTCCAGCTGGTAATCAGATGGCGTCCAGGTTTCCGAATAATCTCCATCCAGCGCTGGAGCAGTTTCCAGTGTGATCGCTGTTCCGGCGATATCGTCCGTGAGGCAGACATACTGGCTGTGTGCAGCGAAGAATCGTGTTTCTGTGCCGTTCGTGAAGAATCGGCGCTCGCAGTAGCCATCGATCATCCGCGAGACTGATTCGATGCTGATCTCCAGCAGAGAATCATCTACTGCGTCCGTGATCCTGGCTGCGGCTTTCACTTCCTGCAGCGTGGCATAACCGTTCGTGATTGCCATCAGCCAACCTTTCCAGCATTTAACATATCGCGTAAACCTTCAGCCGTTCCTACGTCGATATAGCGGCCGCTTATCGGGGAATCGTGGTAAGGGAATCGCGAGATGATTTCCTTTAAATTATAGCCAGGGTGCGGATCTTCTGGCTTTAGGTATGTGATCGGTTCAGCGTCCAGGCGGAGCGCTCCCCACATATATCCGTAATCGCATTTCGGATCTTTATCGCGGATATCGTGGATTAAGCCATCTCGATAGTCCACCTGGCCGACCTTGCCGCGCAGATCCTCAGTGCATCTCCACAGAGCCACGCCTACCGGCATTTCGCTCTCCGCTAGAGCCTGATAAGGATTCTCGAAACCCGTGAAGAATGTATCTGGCATTCCGATCAGATTCTGATCGCCGGACATATCCAGCAGAGCCGTATTCATGGTGCTAGGCGGAATTTCTAGGATCGTAACGTCCGTGAGAAGTTCCTCAAGCAGATCGATCCAGCGGCTGTTCGTGCAGACTCGGATCTCATCGCAGTAAGGCCGCATAAGCCGTATGTGATGCTCGATCAGTAGATCTCCGCTGATCGTCGGCAGCAAAAACTTAGGGATACCGGCGATGCGCGTGGCTTTACCGCTCGCTGGCAGAAGGCCGATCATCTCAGACTCTCCTGCAACTCTCGGATCTCCTGATTCGCTGCTTCTCCACCTAGATTCGAGTAACGGCCATCGTGAGTGTCATCGAACATCAGAGTTACGCGATCGGAGTATTCAGGACTGCAGCCAGCAGCTGCAGCTCTCAGGAAGAAACCCCAGTCGGACCAGTGTTCATCTGCGAAGCCGCCTACACGCTTCCAGAGATCCTTCTTTATGGGAGCGTGATGATTCATCCGGTACTCGCTCGGCGGTCCCCAGATAGTCCCGAAATCACCCATCCAGCGGTTTCCTGTGGCGAGGCTTACAGCGCCAGGGATAACGAGATCCGTATCTGGCCTGATGTGATTTAACACATCGAGCGCATCTGTGGTCAGCAGATCATCTAACGGACACTGCTGGATCCAGTCAGATTCTGCTGCATTTATTGCAGCATTCAGCATCCGCGGAAGCGATCGATGCAGGCATGGAACTAGAGTCACCGGCAGTTGTGCTACGCCTGTAGCATCTTCGGGATGATGCGCCACGATCACTTCATCTGGCTTCGGATCCAGCGCCTGAACCATTTCCCACCAGCGCGGAACGAATCTCGCGTATCGATCACCCCAGGCGATCGAAACCACTGCCACACTCATCGGCTTACGCGCTTCCAGCCGCACCAGTGCATATCGCCGACCTGAGCAGACGTAAACCACGGATCCGGATAAGTAACCGGATTGCCGGAGATCCAGGCTCCCCACCACGCGAAGGAACTATTACTAATGATCAGTTCGCGGCATCGACTCATCAGCGCTAGATCATCGATTTCGTCGAAGTGACATACCCTGCCAGGCAGATTCTCTTCGCACCATTCAGGATCATCGCTAAAAACTAGAACTGGATCTTCCGGCCAGTGCCTTAGATACCACTCACGCTCGAGCATCCCGTGGCCGCGCCACTCTTCCGCGTAGTCTCCGCGGCGGACGTGAACTGCTGAGCATTCTCGGACGTTCAGCCAGTTCGACATATCGCGAATGAAATCATCCGGCTTAACGCGGAACGTCTTACGAATGACTGGCTCGGCTATGCGGACGTAATACGAATCCTGCAGATAAGGCCGAGCCGCCACAGGAAGCCGAAGCGCCAGAGTGTCGGATTCGGTCCCCAGAGCGCCTGTAAACCATTCTGGCGGCATTTCGAAGCGGTCCGCGTATTTCCACTTAGGAAAGGTGAAAACCTCTTTATGGAGCCTTGCAAGGCCGATAGTGGACGCTATCTGCCACAGCTGATTACCTAGGCGGCCGTTCTCCCCTAGCCGTGAGTAGGTAATCACAGCGCCTGAATCTGAGCTAGAGCGAACTGGTTATCGTGCCGCCGAGTCATCTGCTGCGGATGAACCGTATAGATGTAATCCACTCGCTCAGTAGCATCGAAGATCGCGCCTTCTCGAGCGGCCTCAATCCAGAAACACCAGTCATCGAAGAGCAGATCTCGGAATTCGTTCATCTCCCATACCCATCGACGGAAAGGCGAGCAGGATCCGATGGGATTATCCAGTTTCTGAGCGATTATCTCGCCAGGAACCTTCCTGGAAACGTGATCGTTCTGGCCGATCCGGTATCCGAAATTAACAACATCCGCTGATGATTCTTGCCAGCCGTCCAGCGCGTGCGGCAGCAGCAGATCATCCACATCTGCCTTAATGATCCAGTCCGTGAAAGTGACTGCTATCGCAGCGTTCACATGCACCTGAGGATGAAGGTTTACGTAAGTGTTATCGGTGATCCAGATCGGATCTAGCCGCTGATCGATCTTCTTACGGATATTCTCCGGCACTCCATCATGAGCGATCGTGATCCAGTCCGGATCAGTGTTCAGATCCAGAATGGCTTCCGACCACGGCAGCAGGAAATCGTGATACGCCTCGCCATAGACTGAAGTGACTATCCCGATGCTCATAGCCAGTTCCAGAATTTCGGAGCCTGAGCGGCCATCACTTCCTCGATAGGACCGTCATCGATCCGGCCTGCCTGATGATTAGTCTGGATCCAGCAGCCAGCGGCTTCCGCTTCGATTAGTGTTCGTGGACAGGAATCGAAAGCCTGAGGCAAGAAAACGAAAAATTCGTGAGCGGCCATAGCCTGCAGCACTTCACAGCGATCCACGCCGGATAACTCCGTGAGATCCATATCGTTAGCGCGACACCAGCGCCGAGCCGCCAGAAGACCCTTCTGCGGATGATTCCGAGCGGCCCACAGCGCTTCCTTCGTCTTCTCCGCGTGAGGGATTTCACTCAGATCCATGTGACCGTGACACCACTCCGACTTCACGCCGGACCAGCGTTCCTCGACCTGTGAATGCTGGCTGCTCATAGTCACGAACGGTTTCGCTCGAGCGAACAGCTCCTGGCGAGCCTTGCTCGGAGTCTGCTCATGGTGAACCCAGACGAGCGGAGATTCATCCGCCAGCCGTAGCATCGCTTCATCGCTCAGAAGATCAGTCCCCGTAATAACGATCCGATCAGCCGTTAAGGCTGTCTCCCAGTTCTCCGGCGATACCACTTCGATATCGATAGTTATGGGAGCCTGCTCAATCATAGCGGCATCAGTCATCTCCGCGCCACCTACCCCACCAGGCAGCAGCCAGGACTCCGATCCATCACGCGGAACGTGATGAGTCAGCCACGCGACCTTCACGGCAGATCCTCGAGCAGCGGCCGCCACAGATCCGCGTAAACCTTATCCGCATCATAGTTATCCACTATGAAATTCCGAGCCTGATCGCTTTTCTCTCCGCGCCGCTCATAAGCAGATTCCAGAGCGTTCAGGATCTCAGAAACCAGCGGCATCTGGAACCAGGCTGACTGTGAAGCATCCCAGATCGGCTGACCATTAACGATCCAGCCATCTCCTACCAGTTCCGGCTGCGCGGAGAAGTTATTCACGATTACAGGCGTGCCGCATGATTGCGCTTCGATAACCGTGATCCCGAAACCCTCGCCGAGCGTCGGAGCCAGGAGAACATCCAGGCCGGTATAGATAGCGGCCATCGCGTTATCAGGGATCCCGATACGGTTCTGATACTGATTAACGAAATGAACCTTCTCCTGAGGGATGCCACAGGCTTCGATCAGCGGATCCAGAGGGATTCCACCCATACCGCCGAAGCGCTCCGTATGGAAGTAGAGAACAGCGTCTTCGTGCTTCTCAGCGAACAGGCCGAAGGCGAGCAGCTGCGCGTCGAAGGCTTTCCGCATCGGAGCCTGGCCTTTATTCGCATTAACGATCCCGACCAAGAAAGCATCAGGATCGATATTTCCCATAAGTTCACGACCGGTCCGCTGACGATTCGCGTCATCAGTGACTGATCGCTTCGGCTGATAAATATTCGTATCTATCGCGTGAGGAATGTAAGCGTGATCCAGTTCGGCACGCTCGAGCAGGCCAGCGCCGAATTTGCTCATAGCGATCGGGAACACATTCGGCTTCGCTAGAAAGTTCCCGACCTTCGGAGGAATCGGCATATGGTCAATAGGAACCCAGGAAACCGTAGGCATCTCATCCCACCTGGGATGATTAAATACCCACACATCATAAAGCGTGAAAACGTGATGCCTGTGATTCGCGTGCTGCTTAGACCAGTCCACGAAATACGGATGGATCATATCGTTCGAATACGCTTCGAACCCTCGAGGGAAATGCTCAATGCCTTCCCAGGCGCTCATGGTGGCTTCTAGGCCATAGTTAGCGGCTACCGCTATAGCGTGACCGTCGGCCGCCATGCGCGTAACCACTTGCTTAGTCTGTGTGCCATATCCCGTCTGCGCCCAGGCAGCGTTAGATACCCAGATGCCAGCGATCGGCTCTATCCCGTTTCGATTCCTTCTACGCCGCTCAGCGCGATTCATGGTTTCCTCCATGTGGCAGGTTTGGCAGGTTAAGGGGAGCCGATCCGCCTGCCTTCGGACCGGCTCCCCAGTTTACGTCACCGAACGCTAGGCAGCGTTACCGATGAAGTATTTAACCGCGTCGGACTGACCCAAGTCACCCCAGACACGCATGGTCACGCGGAAGCCGACCTCATCAGATGCGAAGTAAGCATCATCCGAGCGAGCAACCTCGATACCGCCGACCTGGCGCACATGGTACGAACCATGCCATCCGAAGAGAACCGACTTCGCGCTGAGAGCAACTGCCGGAACGTCCGGATTCTCCACCACGGGGAATCCCATGAACACATCAGGAGCGCCGACGGTAGCGGCCGGAACGTACAGGTAGTTACCTGCAGTGTCCTTTAGCTTCCGCAGAGCGCCCATCGTGGTCCGACGCATCATGAACGCGCCACCGAGGCGGACGTAAGCGCCATCGACCGAGTGAGCAAGGTCGATGAGGTTATCCGCAGTGAACGCGCCTGAAAGCGCGGTCGAGCCGGTCACGCCGGAGCCTGCAGCGGTAACAATACCGTTCGGCTCATTCGTGCCAGTTCCAACAGTCAGCAGGTTATTAACCTTAATGCCGACCGAAGTGCCGAGAGTGCGAGCCAGGTAGGAAACGATATCGATTCCCGAATCCTGGAGCAGTTCGCGGCTGACCTTGGTCAGAACGCCGACCTTCTCGCTCTTCAGCGTGATCGTGCTGAACGTCGGATCCGCGGTAGCGAAACCGGCGGCCTCAGCCACAGCGGTAGCGGCCGGACGTGAAGCCTCAACCGGAACCTTAATATCCTCGCCAGAAGCAGTGTTCAGCAAGGTAACGATGCCGGAATCCAGCATCGGACCAACAGTGACCAGCTTCTCCTGCAGCACGTCGTAGAACGTCTGAGGAACCACAGCCGAATCGTCAGTGGTGTTCAGATCGCGCTTCTCGAACGTGTAGGAACGGATCTCGCCAGCGATGAGCTTACGCAGCATCTCCTGGTCGCCGGAGGGACGCACAGAGGCGGCCTCGCGGACCTCAGGAGCATCGATCAAGGATGCTTCGATATCGCGTGCGCGAGATTCTGCAGCCTGCAGATCGGCGATCTTCTGGCTGCGCTCGTCGATATCGGCCATCATGCGGTCGTAAGATTGCTGCTCTTCTCCGGTGAGATCGCGGTTTTCCGCCGCCGCACCATCCAGGAGAGCCTTAGCCGCGTGCCAGGCCGACTGACGCGCCTCGATTTGGCGCTTCAGGTACTCCATTTTCTTTCTCCTTAGAAAGGGGTTCATTTATCAGGGAAATCCGCAGCGGCTCCGCTGACGGCACGATCCGTAGGCTCCTACGCGATCGAGTGTGGACGTGTCCGGAATCGAACCGGAGTATGGACATTTCTAAACTTGTGATTTAGATCTATCCGCTAACCTGACACGCCCTAGGCAGGTATTTAAATTGCTTTGCTCAGAAGATCCAGCTGCTTCATCAGAACTGAGAGCGGAACTGTCGGCTCGGTGGCCTTCGTGTCCACTCCTGCAGCGTTATCCACTACCTTCCGCAGAATTGCGGCTTGATCTTCGTTCAGTTCGCCAGCCTCAAGCGCTGAAATAGCGTCGGCTAGTTGCTCGGCATCGGTTTCGCTGCGCTTCGCAATCACTTTCAGATTACGTACTGATGCTGTCGTGCTGGGATACGCTGGCTGAGAAGTGACGATGCTGACCTCATGTAGGCGCACTTCTAGCAGGGTGCGCTCTTCTCCGCTGGATGACCAGGAATCCTTCACAGTAGAGAATCCGAAGCTCATGCCGGTTATGTCACCGCGAGCAACCAGGGTACGCATATCGCGGCCGTCAGTGGTATCAGGCAGATCTATCTCTACCCATCCGCCTTCTGGACGATCCTCGATCCGGAGCGTCTTCGCTCGCGAGGAGCCGAGCAGCCGCGTATCGTCGTGGTTTACGTAGGCGCGAATATCATTCTTGCTTTTCAGTGTGCGCGTAAATGCACCAGGAGCGATTCGCTCAGTGAAAGGCAGCGGAAGGCTCGGTTCGTTATAGCGCCATGCGTAGCCGCCGAAGGTCATACCGTTTCCGTCTTCGGCTGCTCGCATTTCGCAGATGCTGGCATCGAATGTACGGATTTCCACGTTACTCATCTGATTCCTTTCGTCGCGGATTCTGGCGACTTCCCTTTCCAGCCAGCGCCGCGCAGGCTCTGGATTCAGCGGATCGATTCCCCATAAATAATGTGCGACTGCTCCGGCTCCAGGCCATCCATCGGCGTCCGGATCGGAATTCTGCTCGGCTTCCAGATCTACAGCGTGCCGAGCGGCCCAGGCATTAGCGCGGACCACTTTGTCATCAGTCATTTCGCCGCGTGCCATAGCACGCGCTTCGCGGATCGTGCCTTCTGTCAGGCCGTCACCACCGAAACCTTCTCGGCGTAGTTCTAAACCTCGAGCGGCCGCTTCCTGGATGTATTGCGGAATATTTTCGGCTCGTGCTTCGGCTTCATCAGCTTCCCAAGCGTTGCAATAGTAATCACCGCGGACGAATTCGCTCCAGCGATTGCACCAGGCCATATCGTCCATAGTCTGTGTTTCGTCATAGAAGCGGCAGTTACCACAGGCGCGGCCTTCGGGAACGTCAGCTTCTAGAGCCGGACGGTAATTCGACGGTAATTCACGATCTTCGGGAGCTTCCGGTAATGGATCGATTTTCGTGAGTGTGCTGAATCTGTGTCCGACTAAGGTATCTGTTTCGCGCCATCCGCCTTCGACTGGTCGCCAGATCCTGATAAGTGCTGCCGGATCGTCTTCCTCGCCATTTATCGTGAAATCTGAATCGGGAACGTTCAGCCGTCCATCGCGGACGATTCGCGTTATCTGACCTCGAGCGCGACCGCCAGCAGCGTTCCAGGAAACGAAATCGCCGATCTCCAGAGCATCAGCAGCGGCTCGCTCGCTGTATTCGCCGCCTGGCTCCATATCTTCGGCCAGCGAAACCGCGATCATCTGATCTACAGCCGCTTGCTTAGTGTCGTGGCAGCCGATGACTTCGCCGTCTTCCTTCACGGTCGCGTAACCGCTACAGCCTTCGACTTCGTTCTCACCTGTCACGAAATATGGCATTACTGCTCCTGCTTCAGTACCGCGATGCGGCAGTCCTGGCCGGTAGATCGAGCGTCCAGCGATTGCGTCGGATATAGCACGCCATCCCACCGCTCGCCGCCGCGTAGAACGAACGCGCTGCCTGCAGTGTTATTTAGATGAACGTCGTGGCCTCCATTGTATTGCTCAGCGAAGCCGAGCTGAAGGAAGCACACTGCTCCGACTCCGCCTACGTCCACGAACCGCATTACGTAGGAAGTATTAGCCTCGAGGGTATGGATCTTGCTAGAGAATTGCGCTCCGCCAGCCTGATTACTCGCTGGAATGTATTCCGAACTAATCACTGTGCCGCCAGATACAGCCGTAGCGGCTGAGAGAGTCGATTCTGGAGTGATTGATGACTGCCGATTCAGGTTATAGGCCGTGAAAGCGGTAGCGCTGCCGAATGTCGCTCCCTCGATCAGTTCCGCTGACACGTTCGAACTGGTCGCCACGATTTCGTAGAATTCGAGCTGAGCGCCGTACTGTCCGGTAGTGATCTGTAGGTGAGCAGTGCCGTTATTCGCGATCGTGAAGCGATTAGCGGCCACGAATACGTACCCATCGCGGCTTAGTTCGCCGACATTCTGACCAGGCTGCAGGTTCGTCACAGTTACGCGCTGAGCCATATCGTCAGGAGCCGCGATCGTCTGAGCGGCTGCGCCGACAGTGAAAATGGTGCTGCTGATACTCACAAGATCTCCAGGATTAAGGCTTCATCTTCAGCACGCCGACGGATCGCGGCATGATCGATCACTTTCTGCTCGATAACGATCGGTAAGCTTCGGCGGCCGATGATCGTGGATCGCGTGACTGTTCTACCTATGGCGCTACCACTGATCGAACACAGTCCACTAACGCTTCCACGGCTGCGCTGGTTTCCTCGAGCGTTACCCGTGTGCCGGATAGGTTCGGCTGGCGGCAGATACCAGCGCGGCGCTGCGGATCCGACTCCTTCAGCTGGTGCTGGTGGAGCTGGTGGCTCTGGTTCGCTTTTCGTTCCAGTCGCGGATCCAGCATTACTGCTCGAGCCGATCGCGGATCCGGTGATCTGAGGATTACCTGCCGCGGATCCGGCTGCTGTAGTGGATCCTTCGGCCGTTCCGGTGTTTCCTTCGACTCCCGTGGCGGATCCACTCGAAATCTGTAAGCCGCTGACAGAGCCGGAGAAGCCAGTAAAGCCTGAGGCTGTTCCGAGGCTACTAGAAGAGCCAGTTATGGTCCCTGTGTAGCCGACAGAGCCGGAAATAACCCCCTGGCTGGTCCCTGCTCCTGTGGCCGAGCCGCTGAAACCCTGAAATCCGGTAACAGAACCGGCTGAAGTGCCGGATCCCGTACTGAATCCTGTACCGAAACCGCCTAGCGGTGAAGTATCGAGAACACCTAGAGCAGTGTCATCAAGGGTAAATAAGCCAGCCATTAGCTGACTGATTCAGAAAGATTTCCACTAGCGATCGTGTACGTGCCATCGGTCGCATATGTCTGCTGCGCGTTCAGCGGCCGAGATCCGTAGAAAGTGCCGGAAGTCGCAGCAGACCAGTACCCGATATGAGTGATCGTGGTGGATCCAGGCACATCGAAAACGATCGGAGAATCACTCACGGCCGTTCCGTTACTGGCGGATCCCCAGGAGATCGTTTCTCGAGTGTAAGAGCCGCCAGAAACCTCGCTGGAGCCGTTAGAGTCCGGCTCGGCTGTGTGAAGTGATGCGTATGACGCAACAGCAGTAAGGCCGCCTACCTGAGCATTCAGGCCATTAGCGTTCAGCGCCATTATTCCTCCACGATCCTAGTGATATTGCCGTCTTCGTCGCGTTCGATCTTCCGCTGCTTCGACGGTTCAGGAAGAGCCACATTCACCACGGGAGCAGGCATCGAACGGATAGCGCTTGATATCGCATCACCGATATCGGCCGGATCCACATTCCGAACCGGATAGGCATCTCCTGTATCGGCTGGCGATTCGGCCGCCTGAGTAGCGTTCTGCAGCTGCACAGTCGGAAGGCCAGTGTGATCGATCGCGTCCATGCCAACAGCAGCCAGAGCGGCTGCAGGTTCGTAGCCGACCTGCACCAGCTTCGCGGCCATCTCCACGCGCTTTTCCATTTCGACCACATTCGCAGCGCCGAGATTCACGTTCGCCAGGCTCACGCGGTACTCATCGCCACCGTTCGGAACTGGCGGAAGATCCTCGAGCCGGTGAATATCGTTAATCGATAGGAAACCGGCCTGCATCGCGACTGAATAAGCCGAGTAGCGATCCTGCAGGCTGGCGCGGAGCAACGCGTCCACGTTAATCCGGAGGAAAGCATCCCCTGGAAGAAGCCGCGAGTACGCGCCTTCGATCTTCGCGATATAGGGAAGAAGAGTGTAAGTGACGAACTGGCGTGAGGATTCTTCCACGCTGGCATAGCTCATCGCTCCGGCTCTGGTGGACTGGAGCATGTGAACTGGAATGCGGAAGATTCGAGCGACTTCCTCTACCGCGAATTCGCGTGATTCCAGTGCCTGAGCTTCTGTGGGATCCACGCTGGTTTTCTGATAGGTGGCTCCAGCGGACAGGATTCCTGGCCGGTGAGCCTTTCGCCAGCCGCGGTGACCACGCTCCCAGGAGTCCTGAAGATCCTTCGCCTGCTCGGCCGTCAATTCTTGCGGAACAGAAATGACTCCGCTTGTGGTACTTCCGCTTCCGAAGAAGGCGGCCGCGAATTCCTCGAGCGCCTTCGTTAGGCCGAGCGTTTCGCGTAGTTCCTTGATTCGCGAAGTTCCGCGCAGAGATCCAGGCTGGCGAAGTTCCGTGATGTGGACGATCTCATCTTCCGTCAGGATCCGCTGGCCGTTATCGATGTGAAATTCGATCCGGCCGGTTTCGCGATTGCGCTTCACTTCGACGCGCCGCGGATCCAGGATGCTCAGCGCGACAACATCTCCGGCGCTGTTCCGGATCACTCGGCTGAAAGAATTACCATCGATCAGCAAGGAAACTAGCATCGCCTGATAATGATCGGACCGCTGCATCGATTGATCTGGTTCGGGGAAATCCACCCAGATCGGCTTAGGCCGGAACGGTCGCCGCTCTCCATCCACGCGGACGAAACAGTCCATCGGCAGCGTAGATATCGAATCCGATATCAGCCGGATAGCCGCGTAAACGGGACCGATCTTAAAGGAGTTTTCAGGAGTGATATTCACGCCTGCTCGAGTACCAGCCGGAGCATCCAGGCCGATCTCGAACAGTTTCTGGAAAGTTACCGCTCGCTTCTCGGAGCCAGGGAAAAGATTATTCAGCATTCGTTCCACGCTCCACAGCGATACCGATCAGCATGAGAAACACTCCGCCGACTATGAAACCGGCAGCAGGAGCCACGAAAGCAGCGCCGGTAGTTATCGCTACCGCGCCTAGCAACTGCAGAACCGCCGCCATCGATACTCCCTAAGCAAAGAACATAGGAGCCGCTGGTTTAGCGGCTTCTTTATAACTGGTAGCGCGATCGAACGCGCCTACGGCACAGACAGCGCCGTCTATCTTACGCGGACTGTTCCTGGATTCTTTCACGATACGCGGACCGAGCCGGTCCGTTTTCACAACAGCATTCGATAAATGCCTAGCCAGCTGCGGATCGTGATCGTGCGCCACGCCGCCGCTCATCACGGCATCATAGAACTTCGCGCAACTAGGAACCATGCGAGCAGGCGAAGAAGTCGGATATTCCACGATAGGCAGACCAGCATCAGCGAGCGCCTGCATCGATCTCTGCCAGCGGAAAGGGTCGAAAGGAACTTCGACTACGTTCCAGCGCTGGCACGCCTCCAGAACCGTAGCCTCGACTTCGGCGATATCGACGCGCCAGTCATCGGTATCTTCCGGCTGCTTCTCCCAGGCCGCTACCTTCCAGATACGCGGCTTCTCTTCGACAGTGCAGCCAGCGATGAAAGTGGAGTCGCCAGAGAAAGAGCCATCCACAAATAACACCACTGGCACGCTCGCGTCTGGTGGATCTTGCTTCTCTAGCGATTCCCAGGAACCGCTCGGCAGCCAGGCTGTCTGAGCATTTACCCATTGATTCATCCGCTTCGTGCGGAATTCATTCTCCGGAGTCCGCTTAACCGCGGAATCGAAATCCTCCGGATCCTGCAGATCCCCGAAGCCAGGATTAGCGATCTTCCACGCCGCCGGATCTCTGTGGTCGGCATCATCCGCCGCCTGCCACCAGGACATAAAGAAACTAGGATCCTCAACTTCGCCAGCAGCGATCCTCGAGCCATACTGGAACAGCCGATAGCAAACCGAATCCTGACCGGTGCTATCCGTCTTCACTCCAGCCGTAGTGATACCCAGAACCAGAGCATCACGCCTGGCCGCCTGAGCGAGGCTCATCACGTTCCACAGTTCATCATTAGGAGCCGCGTGCAGCTCATCATAGATAACCAGAGTCGGAGATAAGCCTTCCTTAGTGAAAGCTTCACTAGACAGAACGCGGTAAACCGAGCCTGTAGAAGGAACCTCAATCGCGTCCCTGTAAACCTTCGTGGCTTCCGCCAGTTCCGGAGACTGATCCACCATAGATCGAGCCATACCGAACACGATCCGAGCCTGATCCCGATCAGCCGCGCAGCTGTAAACCTCGCCGCCATTCGGACCCATCATCAGGCCATAAAGGCCGATCCCAGAACCCAGAGCCGACTTGCCATTCTTCCGAGGCAAACCGATCAGAGCCGTCCGATGCCTGAGCCGTCCATCCGGCCTCCGAGCGAACAGGCTAGAAAGCGTCTTTTCCTGCCACGGCCTAAGGATCAGCGGCTCACCAGCGCGGCCACCGATGGAATCCTTCACCTGAGGACACAGGTTCTCGATAAATTCCTTCACCAGCAGGCCATCACCACGCCGCACATCAGCAGCCGGAACAGGCGTGATAATCGCTGGCGGCCAGCCTTTAACCTTCGCCACGGCAGGGAACCAGAACCTACGTGCGCTTCTCGCGCAGCTGCTCGAGAACGCTCTTCGTCTTCACTTCCGCCAGACCGAGCCTGGCACGCGAAGCAGGATCGAAACCCAGATTCGCCAGCAGAGAAATAATCTGCTTATCCAAATCCCGAAGCGCCTTCCGCGATTCATTCGAACCCTGAAACGCGAGATCACGTAAACCCTCACGCTCCTCGAGCATCGAACGCAGCAAAGCCAAAGCAGGCGCATCCGTCCGAGCCAGCCAGCCGACCCCATCAGCCATCACCGATTCGAAGGCATCAGCAGCGCTCAGCTCATACGGAGACTGATCCACGGCCTCCACCAGAGCCAAATTAGAACCATGCCGATCCTTCCGATACGTACCAGTTCGGCGATGCGATTCCACAGGCTTAGGCGGCCTACCGCGACCAGCCATTATTCCTCCAGCAAAGAATTAATTTTGACAGTGTGTGTAGAAGAG